CTAAATCCTGATCTCCACCAACGGAATTTTCGGGATCGCACCGGCGGCGAAGGCCGACAGATCGACTTCGAGATAGTCCGTGTCAAAGCGCACGGGCACGTCGAACTGGAAGCCGGCGGTGACTGCAGCACCCGCCCCAGGAATATGCCCGCTGGCGAATGTCACGAGCCCCGTCGTCACATCGCAGCTGAAGGCACCGCTCGCCAGCTCGTTGCCGCCAACGGCGATCCGCACGCTGCCGTCGACGGGCTTGGTGATCGGCCGCTGATACGGCGCAAAACTGCTGCCATAGGTCTTCATCAATTGAAACGCGGCGGTTGCGCCATCGCCGATGCCGATGCCCTGATCGCGAGGCGAGATCGTTCCACCAGAAACGTTAGACGTCTGATCGAGCCGGTCGCGCCAGCGAAATCCGTGCAGCCGTCCCCGCCGCTCCTCGAAGAACGCCACCACGCTCTGCAGCGCCGCCAGCGTCTTGATGCCGTAGCCCGCGTCAAAGCGGCGGCGCGAATGCGCCCAGCGTGCGTTACGCTCCTCGCGCCCGGAGCCGAACGACACGATCTCCGTGCGCCGCTCCGGTCCGCCTGCGCTCTTCAGCGCGATATCGAGCGGAAACAGGATGTCGTGAAAGGCTGTCATGAGACTCTTCCTTTACCCTCCCCCTCCAGGGGAGGGTAAGCAGATCGCACGCTATCCATCACAGACTGCGCTGTCCGCGCGCCACCGCGCGGGCAATCTGGCCGGTGACGTAGCTCTCCGAACGACGGAAGCCGTCGAGATCCGGCGTCGCGATCTGCACATGGATGGTGTTGCCACCGCCCTGCACGGCGACGCCGAGGCTGCCATCCGCGGCACGCTGCAGCGGCATGATCGCTTCCGGCCCGGACTCGCCGGCCAGACCGGTGCCGCCGCCGGGCATCGGGAAATAGCTGGGCGTGCCGATCACGCCGCCCGACGCGAACGCCTTCACCGGACTGCTGACACCAGCCTTGCCCGCGCCGCCGAACAGGCTAGAGACCAGCGAGGAAATGCTCGATGACATCGCGCCGGCGCCGGCCTGCAGCGCGGATTTCGTCGCCAGATCGGACATTTTCAGCGCCAGCGATTTCAGCACGTCGTCGAACTTCTGGCCCGATGCGACCGAACTCGAAAAGGCCTGGGTCATCACTTTCGAGAAAGTCGTCGCGGCTGATGTCAGGCCAGCGGTCTTCGTGGTCATGCTGTCGAGCGTGCCGGACGCCGCCGAGAGGTCACTGGTGTCACTCATGGAGAAGCTCCCCGGAATCCGGAAACTGTTTCATCAGGTCATTGAGCGCGCCGCGATCCATCGGCGTGGATACAGCGCCGCGCACCGCCGCGATGGCATGCGCCAATTCGCGCGGCGTCATCCGCCAGAACGCATCGGGCGACAGCCGCAGCACGCCGAAACCGAACTGCATCGCCTCGGCCCATGGAAATGGCGCAGGCGATGTCATCGCGCGGCCTGCGGCGTGTCGGTGAAGGTCGCTGATATCAGTTCGGCGGCGATGCCGACAAAGCCTGCGGCGCCGCCCGGCACGGTCATGGCCGCGACCTCGTTGTCGCTGACGGCTTCCCCCGCCCCGCGCAATCCGGCGCCGATGATGCGGATGAGATCGCGCGCCGACATCCGCCCGGAGCCGAAACGTTCGGCCAGCGCCGCAAGGTCATCGGCGCCGAACGCGCTTTCGAGCTCCGCCAGCGCACCGAGCGTCAGCACCAGTATGCGGCTGCGGCCACCGAGTTCGGCGGCGATCTCGCCGCGCAATCTGTTGGGCATGATGATCTCCGTTCTTACCCTCCCCTGACGGGGGAGGGTCGGTGAGCAGCGCGCGAAGCGCAATGCGAGACGAGGTGGGGTGAAGCCACAGGCACCGTCGATGAACATTCACCCCACCCCGCCACGCGCTACGCACGTGACGACCCTCCCCCTCCAGGGGAAGGTAAGGGTCACACCGCGGCAAAGGTCAGCGCGCCCGCAGACTCGAGCGCGAGATCGAAGCTCACTTCGCCATTGTGCTCGCCGGCAAATTCGAGACTGGCGATCTGGAACAGCCCTGTGATGGTGCCGAAATCGGGTACCAGCACCTGGCAGTTATTGATGGTGCCGTCGAAGAACGCCTGCCGCACCAAGGCGTCGGACGAGCCGTCCTTGAACAATCCGCGGCCGGAAATCGACGCGCGCCGCACGCCGGCGCCGGCCAAGAGCTCGCGCCAGCGATCGACGGATTCCGCATGGGTGATGTCGACGATCTCCGCATTGAAGGCGATGCGCCGACTGCGCAGCCCCGCCACCGTGACGAATGTCGTACCGTTATGGATCTTGATCAGCAGATCCTTGCCCTTCTGTGCGCCCATCGCGTGCTCCCCTTAATCCTCTGGTTCGGTGATGGCGCGAAACCGCACCACGGCGTGATAAGTCCGGCCATCGGCCTCGCGCCGGATATCGGCGATGGCAAAGCGCAGATTGACCAGCCGATGGCCATCCGGCGTCAGCGGCGCGTCGTCCAGCGCCTGCAGCAGCGCGCCGGTGATCACATGCGCCTCCTTGTGGCCGCCCTGCCGCGACCAGGCATGCAGCGTGAGCTGATGCTCCTGCACCTGGCCGTCATCGGCGGAGACATCGACGATGCGCGCATCGCCGAGCGTGACATAGGGAAAGGCGGCATTGGCCGGCGGCTCGTCATAGACGCGGTGACCGCCGAGCGCGAAACCCAGCGCCGTGTCGGCCTTGAGCGCATCAAAGATCGCCGCGCGCAAGGCGACGTGAGCTGCGGGCATGGGATGATCCCTCTTTTTTACCCTCCCCTGGAGGGGGAGGGTCGATGCGAAGCGTCAGCGAGCATCGGGGTGGGGTGAAGCCACAAGCATCGTCGATGAACATTCACCCCACCCCGCCACGTGCTATGCACGTGACGACCCTCCCCCTCCAGGGGAGGGTAAGATTCAGTTCAGTCGATGCGCCATTCGGCATCGATCTCGACGAACCGGCGCTCATCGATCTCGCGCAGTGCGGTGATGCGATAGATTTTCGCGCCGTCGATGAAGCGATGCCGCAGGGTCAGCGCAAAGCCGCTGCGCAGGATGATGCGCAGATGCACCAGCGCGCCGTCGGCATCGGCCTCGACCGCGTGAGTCATGCGCGCCGGCAGCACCGCGGCCCAGATCGTGACGACGGCGCTGTAGCTGCGCGCGACGCCGCCCTGCCCGTCATCGGCCTCGATGGGCGCCTCGATCACCAGCCGCGTCTTCAACCGTCCGGGATCGATCATAGCGACAGCCCACGATTGGGCGCGATCAGCGCGTGCAGACCTGCGGGCTGCATCGCAGTGCCGCCGATCGCTGCGAGACCACGATTGTCATACCAATGCGCCAGCAGCATCTTCAGCGCATGAATGAGATCCGCCGGCACGTCGCTCGCAAGCGCGCCGAAGCCGCAGATCACATCGAGCTCGATGCCGGCGACACTGCGGCCCGGTGCGGGTAGTCCCCAGCACGGCGCGGCGATGACATTGGCAGCGCTATCGACGACGAAACTCTCGACATCCAGCGCATGCGCGACGCCACTCGCATCGAACACCCGCACCGCGAGCAGTGTCTGCAGCGGCCCGATGCGCGGCGTGAACCGCCCATTCGCCGGCCATGCATCCAGCACGAACCGCCAGGTCTGCGTCAGCAGCGCCCGGCGTGTCAGCGCTTCCACATGCGCGCGGGCGGCGGCGATCAGCGCGGTGATGACAGTGTCATCGTCGGCGTGGTCGACACGCAGAAATTGTCTGGCCTCGGCAAGCGACAGCGGTTCGCTTGCCGGCGGCACCAGCAGAATGGCGGACAT